TGGCAAAAAAAGTTTTGTTAGAAAATTTTAGGTTGCCCAGTTTACACAAGGCCTTGTATTATCATGCGGATTACGTAAGGCCTGATTGGAAGAAAGAAAAAGTTGCCACTATTGGACGTCACATTTTTTATAAGGATTGAAGATGACTATCTGGACTATGCTTGATACTGTAAAAAATTCTTTTAAAGAATTTATCAACACGCACCTTACAAAAATTAGTGCAGAAACACTGGGTTGGATTGCTGGTATAGTTTTGCATGCGGCAACCATTCCTACCTTGCTTACAATTATCACAGGCATTAGTGACCGAACACCTAGCCTAGACGTTGTAATGCTACTGTGGGCCGGACTGGTATTGTTATTCTTTAAGTCGGTTATTCTTAAAGATATGCTGAACATAATTACCATTGGATTGGGATTCATTATCCAAGCAGTACTAATGGCATTTATTTTGTTTAAATAAATGTATGTTCCAAGTAACCCTGGGTAAAGTAACAACCACGCTCAATAATCTTAAAGATCGTGAATACCAACCTAGAGAACTAACACAGAAAATCCGTAAACAGTTTCCTGCTACGGATTTTCTTTTTTATACTAAAAAGAGTAACAAAATAGATCCCAATCAAGTTATAGTGTCTGGATGCTACGATGCAGATTCAGACAACGAACAAGATCCGTGTATTGAAATTAATTTGAATTATGCACCAAATTTAACTGTTGACACTGGAAAACTTGATAGGGTACAATTAGCATTTGATATTGCTGAATGTGTACATCATGAACTTGTACACAGAGATCAAAATCGTCATCCTAGACAAAAATCAAAAATCTCAAAAAAATTGTTAGAAACATCCAACGAGCATGCTTACCTAGGCGATGCGGATGAAATTGAAGCATATGGTTTTAGCATAGCCGCAGAAATGCATATTTTTAAAATATCCATGCATCAATGTTCAATGTACACAATTTATAATTCGTTGTTTGAGGGATCAGCAGTAATGCCCAATCTTGAAAAGCACATAAAAAAATATTTTAAAATTTTGGAGTTAGAAGATGAAACAAAATAATAAGCAAGAAACAATGCAAGAAGAGTTTGATCCAATTGACATAGACATTGCCAACGACGATTACGGATTTATTTTTGATGCAGACGGAGAGTTAAAATCAGTTTTTCTGCCAGACAACATTCCGTTCAAGGTTCCTAAAAATATTCAACGCATTTTAAAAATTGCCGGGATACGAGATATCGACGACATCACAGGTGATCATCCGCTACATTAAATAACTCAACCCAAAACCCGTTAATTGACGGGTTTTTCTAAATGTGTTATAATACCTTTTTAACTACAAAAGGTATGTTATGAAAGCCGCTAACTTTTTAACAAAGTACACGGGCCCAAAAGGCAAGGGTTTTATACAGCCATATGACAAAGTAAAAGCCACAGAAAAGTGGGTGGAGTATGCACTGGACATTGTGGACATGAGCCGCCTTATAATGACAGTGGACTTCAACACTAAGTGGAAACTGGCAGAAGCCCTGGAAGTAGCAGAACGCAAAAAAGCCTGGATGTACAAGCACAAAAATTTTGACGTTAAACGTGCCGCCAAACTTTTTGACGCTGTAAAACACTTGCCCAAAAATGTGGCTTAAAATCCACAGTTAGTTTACAAGATATTCCGTTTCTGTTAAACTGTATATACAGTAGTTAATAGGAGAAAGGAAAGCATCATGTCCGAAGTCAGACTTAATGGTCCCTTATTCAAAGTTACAATGACTGAATATGAGCGGGGTTATGGACAGCGACCCATGGGCGAGAAGTATTTTGATAATGAGGAAGAAGCAAAACAATTCTGCAAAAACTATTTTAGCGGTGATTCAGAGTGCTATTATCGGGCAGATTATCGGAAAATATCTGGTTAATAATCAATAATATTATCGGATTATCAAGGTAATACTCAAGTATTACCTTGTTTTTGTGGGATTTTTGCTACATTTTTTTGGTTGACCCGAAAACCCATTTATTGTATACTACTAGTATGGAAATGCAAAAAGCAACTCGCAAAAGACGTCAAGATACTAAACATGCAGTTTACTGTATCACAAATACAGTAACTGGTCAGCAGTATGTTGGCATCACAGTATGTGGACAACAAGTTCGCAAAGCACTCAAAGTGCGTATCCAGAAGCACGTTCGTCGTGCAGTTACAGAAAACAAGACTTGGGCACTTTGCGAAAGCATTCGTAATTATGGTGTTGAAGCACACACTTACGGTTTGTTAGAATTGGTACGTGGCCGTAAGCCAGCTCATGCTCGTGAGCGTGAATTGATCCGTGAATTTGCACCTGCATTGAACACACACTAAGGAGAAAAACTATGAATGGTTGGGAAAATAGTAGAGGTTATATAGAGTCAGACATGACAGTGGGGTCACATGACCGTGATCCAAATCTCAGCCGGCGAAATGCCAATCCCAAGGTTAGGCTAAAGTTTAACCCCAAGGAAGATATTGGATGTTTTCACTGTGGCACTTTTCGCAGTTATAATTTTGAATTTGACAGCAATTATTGTGACCCTTGCAACAAGTGGTTGGAAGGTACATGCAAGGATGCCGACTGCCCTTTCTGCCCCAAGCGTCCTAAGTATCCAAAATATACCGATTGACCCATAATTTGGAATTTGCTATAATACTGGTATTGTAGTTAAAAAGGAGTTCACAATGAATCGTCGTACTGCAATGACAGTCTTGGAAAAAGATGCAAAATTTTTAGGTATGAATTTTTTTGAGTTTGTACTTTTTGTAGGCAAGAACCCAATGGCTCATCCACAAAAAACTATAGAAGCATATCATGAGTACATGACTATCTTCAAAGAAGTAGATGAAGCGTTTGCTGGTTTAGAGTAATATTAAAAAGGTTAACATGGAATATCACATTGAGGCAGGACCCAAAACACGCCGCTACATTGAAGCCATTTTGCCTAGCATGTTGGCCCAATTGGGACTTGCCCGTAGTCGTCGCTTGTTGATGATCAAAGTGGATCGTGACATCGAGGATCAGGGCACCACAATACCATTGACAGGTATTGACACTTTCTTGGTTGTACTTAAACCCACAAAGAATATTTTGAACTTGGGCATTACTTTGGCACATGAGCTTACACATGTAGCACAATTTGCCAATGGCACCTTGCAGGTCACTGCCAAAGGCAAGAAATGGAAAGGTAAGTTTTATCCCACATCACACCCTTACCTGGACCAGCCATGGGAAGTACAGGCCTTTGCCAAACAGGAAATTGTTTTCCGTAGAGCAATCGAAATTTAACACTTGACCAATAAATCCAGAATTGTTATAATTCTAGCATAGTAACTAAAAGGAGTTTGTTATGGGAACACGTTCACGTATCGGAGTCATGCACGGTGACAAAGTCAAATCAGTTTACTGTCACTGGGACGGCTATCTTGCACACAATGGCAAGATGTTGGCTGAATATTACGACAGCGCCCGAGCCAACCAGCTTGTGGCACTGGGTGACTTGAGTAGCCTGCGTCCAAGCATTGGTGTAGAGCATGCGTTTAGTCACCATGATGCCGAATTGGGACTAACAGAGTATTACGAGCAGTTTGGCGACATGTGTACCTTTTACGGTCGAGACCGTGGTGAGACTGGCACAGAGTTCAAAGTGGCACACACATTCGCAGAATTCCTTGAACAGTGCGACAACTGTGGTGCCGAGTACTACTACATCAACCGAGACGGTGTGTGGTATGTTGGTACCACATACGAAAACACACATCCAATGAGCAAGACATTGACACCTTTGTCCGAGGAAATAGCCAAAGAAGAGGCGCTGGAAAAAGAAGCTGTTACAGAATAACAGTTGACCCATAATTCGTTTTATTCTACAATACTTGTATTGAAACTTAAAAGGAGCACTAAATGGCTACAGATTATGACAACTTCAACAGCTTCGACCTCAACGAATGCTGTGACCACTTTGACAGTGAGAAGCAGACAAACTGGAAAAAGATCAACAAGTTTGTAGTGGCAGACGGAGCAGAGACCGGCGTGGTCTTAGAGGATGCAGGCTTTGATCGAGACGAAATCGGACAAGCAGAGTATGAGGCATTCGACGCAGGCGTCAAGTACACCCTGACACGCATACAGGCGGCCTTTGAAGCGGCAGGCCTGGAACTGGAGATTAAGAGTGCCGACTTGGGCGAGGCCATGGGCTATATGCTGACCCGTGTAGATGACGACCCAGAGAGCTTTGTTAAGCGGGTTCTCAAGAAACCTGTCTTGGTGGTCGAGGGTTGGGTCTAACTTAAATAAACTAAAAGGAACTAAGATGAACAAGTATCAAAAACAAGCTATTGTTGACATGGGCAAGGTTGCTATCGTAATCGTGGCTATCATTGCCCTGTTTAACATCATTATCTTTCTGGGCATGACAGCAGGAGATTTGGTTGGTGCCGTAAGCCTCGTGGCCATGGGC